TAACTTACATATGCAAAGAATGCTCAAATGGCAAAATCATTTATTACTTTGTTCCATCTTTATCTCCACCGTCTTTAAGTTGTTCCAAAACATCGCGGAGCTTTTCTGGAATAGGCAGTCCAAGTCTTGTGGCATTTTCAATAATGCTGATTCCTTCATTGGATAGGTAGAAGAAGATCACTGCCGTTCTGATAACACCACCATCACCTATGATGTTCTGATCAATGATGTGGGCAATGCCTACCAATGAAAAAATAACGACTTTCTTGAAGATGCCCCGAGCACCCACGTCACTGGATAAATGCTTCTCGATAATGGCGCACATGACACCAAGCAGATAGTCAATGACAACAAAGGCAATCAGGGCATATAAAAATCCATCGTAACCTCCGAGAAACCAGCCAAGCCAACCGCCAAGGCCAGCAATAGCCAGTTGAATATAAGTCCAAATGTCTCTCATTGTTTTTCCTCTCTTTCATGTAGATTTATATATAAAAAGACGCCCAGTTAAAGGCGTCATAATCTGATAGAAATGGGCTAAATTAGTAAGGTGCATAATAGACATAGCCGCTGGCTTTAGCATAGAAGCCATCTCCTGGAATGTACATGGCACCGTCAAATGTATCGTATTGGGACGTTGTGAACCCTGGCTGATGCAGGCATTCCCAGGTAACCCCATCAGAGGATACACAAAGACTGCTCTCTTTTAGAAGCGCAAACTTCCCCCAATCTGGCATCCACATGATGTTTCTAGGATTAGGAATATTGTTATTTGCCAGATCTCCTACCCAGGAAAGATTGGTCTCTGTAATCTGGGTGGCATTATCGTTCATCACGCAGAGCTTCACATAGTAGGTATAATCGCCACCCACATTGGTATAGTTGAACTTCATGACAAAGAGCACACCATTGATAGAGCGAATGAACATGTACCTTGTATCATTCACATCTTCAGGAATGGTTGTTCCCCAGCTTCCTGGACTTGATGTGCTGGCTCTGGCGATGGATTTGTCACCACCAACAACTCCTACAAAGTATCCTTTATGCTTGGTTAGGTATTTGAAGATAGGGACAGAGGTTCCATCGGAACCTACTAATGTCCAAGCTGTTCTCTCCTCAAGTGAATCAAAGCTATAATAAACCGGTGATTTATAGTACCACCAACTGACCACACCAGAGCCCCTGTCCATATCATAAGCACCACAGGTCATGGCATTTTGCGCTCCGGCGCAGTACCCAGCGTTATGCCAGGTGATACCGTCAAAGGATGCGATGATATTGGCGAGGCCCACGATCTTGGCGATAAATACACCATCTGCAGCATAAAGAATTTCTGGCTGTCCATGACTCCACCAAGGAACACTGACAACGGTCCATTGTTTAGTGGTCTTGTTCCAATAGGACATGTATGGAGTCTTTGCATAATAAACAGCTATCTGAGCGTTTCCGTTATCATAGACATTAATCTGTCTTTCACTTCCGTATTGGGTGTAGCCAAAATTGTTATAGTACTTCTTGGTCCAGTTTAAGGTAGGAATAGGAAGGACAATGCTGCCTCTACCACCAAAAGCAGTCCAGATGGCCAAGGTGTTATTAAAATTACGATCATAGCTCATGGGTTTCCTCCTTAAACTTTCTCAATGGCTGTAATTCTTCCACTGGAATCAGTGGAGTAGGAGTAGCTTCCAGTGGAGCCATCGGCATAGGTTACTTCAAAGGCTGCAGCATCAATCAGAAGTGAAGAGACCTCTTTAAGGAGAAGCTCTGAGAAAATATCTTCTAAGGTGATGCTGGTGATCCTGCCACTGGAATCAGTGGTGAAGCTGTACTCGGCATGATACTGGTGGGTATCACCTTTTTCCACTTCGTAGGTCACATTGATTTTGTTATCAACCACCGACAGCGTTTTTACTATGGTGTAGGATACGCCTAAGTCATATACCTGGCTTTGAAGATCATCCACGGAGCTTCCTACATTAGAAATAGAGTTTTCTATGCGATAGAAGGTATCAGAAATACTTGGCCTGTATCTTCCCACCTCAACGCGGATGTTGAATCTGTAGAATGGATTATATTCAAGAGAGATGATCCTGGTTTTCACATTGATTCCTAATGGATTGAAGATGATGTGAACATTATCACCAACAGCCAAATCCATCAGTTTGAAAAAGGAAATGTCATAGGATGATGCATTCTCCCTGGAATCATGGGATACAGCCACGTTTGTAACATTCTTTGAACCCATCACCGGGATATAATCATTGGAGCCTCTATGGCTACGAATGTTAATGCTATAGCCATCGTACTGGATTTCACCACCCAAAATAGCAATGAACTGCATAAGGGCAGCTCGCCTTGAAACCTTCTGGTTGATTTTCATCGTGACGCTCTCTGTAAAATCCACAATCCCAGCTGAAAAGGGAGTGCCTGCAAGGAGCTGGGATAATCCTGTAGCTGGATCTCCCGTAAAATCAAACTCAGTGATGTTATACATATCGTGGTTGAGCAGGTAGGACACATGCTCACAAAGAACAGAGCAGACCGGCAGGCTCCCTTGAATTGATTTACTGATTTGGACCAGTTCAAAATACTGATTATCTAGTTTTGCAATTTGCTTTGTTTTTAAAGCCAATGCAGACTTCGCCATAACAGTAAATGAGAGGGTAAATTCACCCTCTAAGGTTTCTCTAATGTTTGAGCTGATGACTTTCTTAACGGACTGAATCATGGTTGCTCCTGCGTAAATTTCAATCAAGGGACCGCCTCCTTTCTATTAACTTCCTGCCACACCAAGGTTTCTAACTGTGACGGTGTTTTGGTTCCACTGAAGTTGTGCAATAACTCTTGTTAGAATATTACCGTCAATGGTAAGAGGGATAGTTACATCAAAGACTGCTCCGTCAGAGCCACCGAGACTTCCTGTTACTTGAGAGTTCAGGTCCAAATCAAAGTCTGTAGGAATAGCGCCCTGCATATCTTTTTCCACATCACCCATGGCTTTTTCGAAGCCCTCTCCAATACCTTCACCCATGTTGGAACCAATGCCTGCAAATACCTTTGAAGGAGATCTAATACCAAGAACCTTCTTAACGCCACCAACGATCCCGTTGACCATGTTTTTTACTTTTTCTCCAAGCCAACCAATCATCGATGCAATACCGTCCCATAAACCTCTGGCGATATTTCTTCCCACTTCTAGTATGGATGGAATCCCACGGGCTAGTCCGGTGACAATAGACATGATGATCTGAGGCAGTTGAGCCACGATCTGAGGAATGGCACGAATAAGTCCCATACCAAGCTGAATGGTCAGCTGAACCCCCATTTCAATGAGCTTTGGTAGGTTACTGGTGATGAAGGTAATGATGCTGTTAATAATCTGAGGTAAGGACTGAATCAGTGTTGGCAGAGAGTTTAAAAGTCCCATAGCCAAGCCGCTGATAATCTGAAATGCTGCATCTAGTACCAAGTCCAGATTGTTGATTAAGGTGGTAGCGATCAGAATAACCGCTTCTACAATGGATGGAATAAGTTCCGGCAGCGCATCTCCAAGTCCAGTAGCTAAAGTTACAATCATCACTAGCGCCGCTTCCACCAGGGCAGGAAGATTGGTAATAATCCCATCCACCAATGTTAGAACAAGCTGCAAAGCACCGTCTGTAATTTGAGGTAAGGCTTCGATAAGGCCACCTACAATGGTCATGATGATATTCGTTGCCGCTTCAATAAGTGTGGGAAGATTATCTAAAATCCCACTGACAAGAGCGAGAATCAAATCAGGTGCAACTTCTGCAATGGCCGCAATAAGTCCAGTAACCACATCCAGAATTTGAGGAAGGATGACAGCAATCTGTTCAACCGTCTGCCTAGCTCCTTCTTTTAACTGCTCAGCAGCTCCTTCTTGACCAGTGATGAGGCCCGTCAAACCATCTAAAATCATGGTAAAGCTAGGGAGGAGCTGGGATGTGATGTTGTTTTTCACCCCAGCAAAGGAGCGGGTGAGGTTATCCATGGCATCTGTGTAGTTCACCGCAGCATCAACAGATTCATCGCTCATAACTAGACCCAGTTCGCTAGCTTTGTTCTTTAGGGCATCGGTGCTTTCAGCGGTCTGGTTTAGAAGCGCTCCTAGCTCAACTGAGGACGTTCCAAGTAAATCATTGGCAATGGCCGCTTTTTCACCTTCATCAGAGATGCCTTGAAGACCTTTAATGGTCATCTCAAAGACTTCTTCTCTGGATTTACCCTCAAGGTCCGCAATGGAAATACCTAGGCGTTGAAACTTTTCTGTGGCTGAGGAACTCCCATTGATGGCATCGTCTACGGTGTTATTAAGTTTCTTCATTCCGTTTTCTAAGGATGAAATGCTGGCACCGTTTTGGGAAAGGACATAGTCCCACTCTTGATAACCTTGCCTGGAAAGACCTATTCTTTGGCTGGCCTTATCGATTTCATCCCCTGCAGCCGCGGCATCATTGGCCATATCAAAGAGCTTTTTACCTGCCGTGACAGCTGCTGTTCCAATGGCTGCCATGGCAACACCAATCCCCGCAGCCACACCTTTCATAACTGAACCGAGCTTCTCAAACTTACCACCTGAATCATCTGCCACTTTAGCAGAGTCTTTGATTTCATCCCCAAACTTGTCAGCTTCTTTACCAGCATCATTAAACCCATCACTGGCTGCTTCAAGAGCCTTGTTGTTGTCATCCAGCTCTTTTTCCATTTTATTTAGATCTGCATTTGCATTGTTTAGCTGGATCTGCCAGGCTTTTGTTCTTTTGTCATTCTCCCCAAAGGACTCAGCAGCATTTTTCAGTGCAGCTTCAAGGGTGGATACTTTGTTTTTCTGAGCGTCAATCTCTTTATTTAAGACTTCATTTCTTGCTGTGATAGCCTTGATGGATTTATCTTGCTTATCAAATTGAGAAGTGACCAGATTCATTTCAGAACCCAGCACCTTGAATGTTTGATTGATATCTCGAAGAGAGCTCTTGAACTCCTTTTCACCCTCAACACCGATTTTCAGGCCGAAGTCTGACATAGCGTTCACCTCCTTTGGGGCATAAAAAATGACACCAATGTAGGTGCCACTCTAAATGATTTTGTTATAGAAATTCCGGTATTATTTCATCGATGTAGCGCTCTTGTTTCGGTTTCGATATTCCGGTAAATTGCTTGTGGCATTCCCAAAGGTCCATCAAATAGCCAATGGGCATGAGCCATACTTCATCTTCTGTGCGCCTTAAATGGACTGTTCCAAAGTATATAAGTCGGGTAAAGACTTGATCATCACTTACCCGACCACCTCGTTTTTTGAGTCGTCACTCTCCACATTCCTTTTCGTGCCTTTCATCATACTGGCCATAATGGCATTTTTGTAGTTAGCTAGGTCAAAGGGAGTGGTAAGAAGCTCCACTTCATCTTCTGTGAGAAGTTCTTTTCTATCATCCTTGTTCCTAATATTGTGGATCAGGATGGACTGGTTTGCCAGAAGGGTGATGAGCCACACCACCTCCTCGAGTGCCATTTCAAAGTTCTCAGTTTTCATCAGTTTATCGCCCAAATTCTCAAGACCACCATAGCGCTTAGCAATTTCCTTTGTCGCTTTAGTGGTAAGAATCATCTTAAACTCTGTACCGCCAATATCAATGGTGGTGCTTCTTTCTTCAGCGGCTTCGTCAATCTTTAATTTTTCATCTGCCATGATTAACCCTCCCATTAAGAAACAACAACAGTAGCCACTGTAGTCGTCACGTTTTCTGCACCACTAGAGCTTAAGACACAGTAGTAGTAATAGGTATCTGCCAGAAGATCCGTTGGAATATCAAAGCTCGCAGAAGTTTCACCGTTGATAATATTACCGCCAGTGGAGCTATCGATAGTATTTTCATACCACTGATATGTTACAGGGTTTGAGGTGTTGGAATTTGCCACAACAGAAAGGCTTCCAGTAATGCTTCCTGCGGTTACTTCACTTAAGCTTGCTGGCTGGGTTGTGATGGTAATGGTTGGGGTTACGGCTGTGAAGTCTGGTTCATAAACGGATGTGAACCAGCTTGTAATTGTTGATGCCGCTACACCATTATCTCCTTCAGTAACTTCCGCTTTCCAAGGATGTTTGCTTTCTCCGTCTAGTTTGTTTCTTCTAAAGACGGTTCCTTCTATGGTGGGACTGCTAAAAGTAATGGAGTCGCCTTTGGTGGCAAGGCTTGTGGCGGGAACAGAGAAGATAACCCTGTAGAGCCAAAAGTAGCGATATTTTCCATTGGCCTTCTTGGCACGAAACCCAACTGCCACAGGGCTACCACCATCTTCACTTCTTGAAACCACCACATTGTTGCTGTCAATTTTGCAGCCAGTTAAGTCCTGAGCCACAAGTGAGCCAATGTCATCAATTCCTAAACTTAAAGCACCACTCTTGAATTCTTTGACCACCTCGCTGGCACCGTCATCTGCATAAAGAATGGCTTCAATGAGCTCAATGCTCAGCTCTGCAGTCATGGCTTTGGCCAGTACCTCAGGGGTCCCATAGGTTTCGATGCCATTTTGATCTTCTGTGATTTTTGCATAAAATAGAGAGTCCAATCCGATCGTTGCCATTTATTCTTCCTCCGTTTCATATTCTTTCATTACGTCAATGGCGTAATGATGAAATTTAGTATCATGTTCATAACCAACATACTGTCTATCCGTGATGGTGATCCCTCCGGATTGAAGCGCTTTAGTTAGTTCTTTCTTGCGCTTCATATAATTCTTCTTCGTGAAAAGAGAAAGCCGAGCTTCTGAAAGAATCATATAGGCCTCATTATCTGCAAAGAGATCAAGCCTATCAGACATGGGGGTAATAACCAGATATTCATCAGGCGGTGTATCAGAAAATACTCCGGTCTCCACAGGGATATCAAAGGGAGCTAGTATGTGGTTTAAATCCGCAAGTAAGCTCATAGCTTTTCAATCTCCTTATCCAGTTCTGATTTCATAGTTTCAATGCATGCCTTCCGAGCTGCCGACTTTGCTGGCTTCAAGAAGGGTTTAGGTGGCTGACCTGATTTACCGTATTCAAGGATATTTGCAATCTTGGCATTGGCATCTCCATCGCCACGAGGTTCATTGAAGCCAACCTTGACATTGAAGTTTCCATTTCGATCAAGCTTGGTGGGAGAGAGGCCCAGTGAAGATACCAGCTCACCGGTAGAACGGCTTTTTTCTTTTGTTTCATTCCCAATAACACATTTGAGGTTGGCTTTTACTTTATCAAGAACAACCTCTCCGCCAGCTTCTAAAACTTTAGAGACAATCTCATCTGTCTTATCACCAAGTTTTGTAAGCTTCATTAGAAACTCATCAGGCATTTTCATGGTTCCTTTAGCCACTTGGAACCACCTCCTTGGCCAGCACTTCAATGTACATACCGCGGCCTTTCACATCCTCAACAGATGTGATTTCAAATCTCTTATTGCTATGAATAAGCACCATGGATGTGGTTACAGTTAATCCAGGGATGCAGCGAAAACGAAAAAGGTCTGTGGCTTCTGAAAAGGAAGCTCTGTTAGCCCATTTCTCATTACCATGCCGACCTTCCCGATAAGCCCTGACAGAAGCTACAATGTTATCAACTTCAGTTTTAAATCCTTCAGAATCTTTAATGGTGACGCTTTCTACAATATCGATAAAGGTATTCATTTTTCCAAAGCTCATGACTACACCTTCCAATCCCGATCAAGCCGCAGCAGGAGATTGACTGTATTCCATACTTGCTGCCCAGCCTGCACATTGTCTGAAAAGAAACCACCGGTGCTGCCGTCCCTGGATTCATAAAAGTGGGACGGCAGCATGATGATGGCTTGCTGTGTGGTGGCTGGCATAACGGCTTCCACGTAGTGGTTCTCTGGAAGATGCTGATAACTTTCTGCATACCGCGTGGCGGCGGTAATGTACATCTCAAGGAGTTCATCATCAGCAGAGTGATCAAGAATAAGATTTCCTTTTACTTTTTCCAGCAGTGTCATACCGCCACCATCCTTTCATTAGTCTGAGGTCATTAGCCCTGCAGCCTTAAGCTTGGTGAGGAGGGCATTAAAATCCGTCACCAAATCTTCTACTGTGGCTGCAGTACTTGCGGCTTGATTATCAAGAACAGGGAGGCCAGTAACGACCGCCCCTTCCTTGATTTCAAGAGTTCCACCAATGACGGTTTTCTCACCGCCCTGTTCGGTATAGTTCTTTGTGTTATAACTCATAGGGCACCTCCATTACGCTTTCTGCTGAAGCACTTTGATGGCTTCAGGTAGAATCAGCTTTCCATCCACACGCTGAGTGGCAACAAAACCCACTTGACCAGTAGCTGCATAGAGTTCATTAAGTCTCTTAAATACTCTGCCTTGACGATCTGCTACCCAGTAGTAGCCAAAGTCACCGAAGATAATGGACTTTGCAGATGCAGCGATGGTAGGAACGTAAGATGAAGTGTAAACAGGTCTATTCAAAATGGTATCTGGTGTTCCAGCCTGAAGTGAAGGCTGCCAGATATACTGACCCTGACCATCTTTTAGCTTTCTAATGGCCTTAATAGTGGCATCGTTCATAACGAACACGGACTTGTTTCTGTAAGGAGACTTTAGAGAGTAGAAAAGGTCCAAAACCTCATCAATGGTAATAGCTGTAGCACTTGCAGCGGTTACACCGATTTGCGCTCCACCAGTGGCAGCAAGAATACCTGTAGGCTTACCAGAACCATCTCCTGTGAAGAAAGCATCTTCTTCCTTGTTACCAATACGTCTTGCAAACTCTCTAGCAATATAGTTCTCAAGATTAAACACGCTGTCATTAAGAAGCTCTTCAGACACCTTGATCATGGTACCTAGCTTGTAAGCACCAATGGAAACCTGTCCCAAACTATCATCGCTTTCAGGAATGGCACCTTCTTCATCAATCCAAGAAGCAGTACCTTTGGAAGCTACCACAGGAATCTTACGGTCACCAGAAGAGGTGGAGATGACGTTGGCCAGCTTTCTGAAGATATTCTCTTCATCCAGGGCTTCAATGAGGGTACGCTCGAACTCATCTGGTACAAGGTAACCACCTTCCGTGTCAGTGCCAATCTGCAGTGCGTTCTTAATCACTGGATCAAGCCCTTCACCAGAACGGGTTCTCATGGCATTCCAGAAGGCTTTCTGGTATTCTGCAGAAGCTCTGCCGCCTTTGGATTCCATACCTTGGAAGATAGGTTTTCCGGTAAGCGGTGTGTTCAAGGGCTTTGAAAGTTCACGGTCCAGTGCTTCCTGCTTTTCAAGACGGTCAATTTCCTTACCAAGGGCAACAACATCAGCTTCCATCTTTTCATAGGTTGCAGTGTCTTCAGCGGATACAATTCCATCTGTACCTCTTTTGGTATCCAGGAATGCTTTAGCAGCTTCCCAGGATTTTGCTCTTTTTTCACGAAGTTCAAGAATTTTATTCATAGTATTTTCCTCCTAAAATTTAGTGTTGAATTAAAGAAAGCCGCTTTTCTAGCGACTCAATTGGGGTGCCAGCATTCTCTTTTTCTAGTTTGGGTTTTACCTTATCCAGCAGGGAGTTGGTAACAGCTCTGCGGCTAAAGGCATAGGTGAAATCCTCAGTCTGATTTCGTTTCTTTTCATCCTCCAAGATGCCATCTGCAAATCCAAGTTCGATGGCTTTTTTCGCATTGAGCCAGGTCTCCGCATCCATAAGATGAGAGAGCTTTGTCCTTGACTGGCCTGTCTTGATTTCATAAGCATTGATGATGCTCTCCTTAACTTCAGAAAGCATGGCGATGGCCTTTTTCATCTCCTCGCTGTCCCCAATGGCCACGGTAAGGGGGTTATGGACCATCATCAGGGCTGTTGGTGCCATAAGCACCGTTGTTCCCGCCATAGCGATGACAGAGGCGGCTGAAGCGGCAATACCATCGATCTTTACGGTAACAGTGCCTTTGTAATCCATCAGCATGGTGTAAATCTGACTAGCAGCAATGCAATCACCTCCTGGAGAATTGAGCCAAATAACAATGTCACCATCACCGGCAGTAAGCTCTGCTTTAAATGCATTAGGGGTGACGTCATCATCAAACCATGAATCTTCGGCAATAACGCCGTCTAGATAAAGTGTTCGGACACCAGTGTTTTCATCTCGTGCCCAGTTCCAAAACTTCTTCATTAAGGTTCCTCCGTTTCTTTGATATTTGCGAACGCGCCTGCGTCCTGTAATTTAGTCATGGCGCCGTTGATGAGGTAGAGGTCGCCACCTAATGACTCTGGAATTCTATCCAGATTTTCAAGTTCTCTGATATCATTGGCGCTCATCCAACCGTTCTGCCTTGCAGTGGCATATCCACTCATTCGACTTACATAATCTCCACGTAAAAGGCCATCCACGTTAAACTTGATAAAGACATTAGGTTTTTCGCTTTCCATGAGCAGTGCCCTACACATGGACTGTTCCCAGCGGACCACCCAAGGGTCGAGGGTATATTTTACGAATTCAAGTGATTGCTGCTCGATGTTACTAAAGGATGACTTCTCAAGGTCAGCAAGCATATGAGGGGGCACTCTAAAGATTCGAGCGATCTCATTGATCTGAAACTTTCTGGTTTCCAGGAACTGTGCCTGCTCAGGTGAAATACCAATAGGCTGGTACTTCATGCCTTCTTCAAGAACAGCTACTCTATGGGCATTACCGCTTCCTTGATAAGCTGCATTCCAGGATTCTTTGATCCTTACTGGGTCTTTAATGGTACCAGGGTGTTCTAGGACGCCACCCGGTGAAGCACCATTAGCAAAAAACTTAGCTCCATATTCTTCAGTAGCTATGGCTAGGCCCACAGCATTTTTTGCCATGGCAATGGGTGAATAGCCTACCAGCCCATCAAAGCCAAGTCCGGGGATATGAAGGACGTCTGATGGTGAAAGATACACCTGGTTCTCTCTACCAAGAGTAGGAGCATCTTCACTACCACGCTGGTACAAATAGAAAAGCCGACCACTTGAATCGCGATCGACCGTCATTTTGTTTGGCATGAGTGGATAGAGAGATATCACTTCACCTCGTGCATTTCTAATAATCTGAGCATAGGCATTTCCCCATAATAAAAGATGACTCATCAGCGTTTCTCTAAACGCAAAAGAAGTCATCTCAGGATTTGGTTCATCGTGGAGCAACTTGTATAAAGGGTGTTTTAGGTTCTTCTCCTTGCCACCTGAATCATTGTATTTGTAAACATGAAGAGGCAAACCAGCTAAGGTCTCCGATAAGATTCTTAAGCAGCTATACACTGCGGTCATTTGCATGGCGGTTTGCTCATTGACCGGCTTACCAGCACTAGTACTTCCAAAAAAGAAGCTGTAATAGCTTCCTGAAAGAGTATTTTTAGGTTTATCACGCGCCTTAAATATCCCTTGCAGTATTCCCATGGACATCACTCTCCTTAAAAATGGGCATGAAAAAAGCACCTCAGCTGAGATGCTTAATATTGATAGCATAAGTTAATAATAACTTTAGGTCGTGTAGTTTAAATGATATTCATCTTCTTTGGGTTAATAGTTGAACTCGTGAAGTCAAAGCATACTTATTTTCTACTGATTTTACATCAACAGTTATTTTATCACCCACTACTAAATCCTCGAATTGTATCTCTGTCACTTCTTCTGAAGTGTTCTCAACATAGACAAAATACACATCTGGACCTTCACAATTTATGTAACATTTTTCTCCTAAAATACTATTATTGTCTAACCCTTTAACAACGATTCCTTTAAGAACATTACTAATTTCTAAAATCTCTGCATTTACCCCACCATGAGTAACATCTTCATTATTACTACAGGCAGTTATTAATAACAAAATAATAACAAACATCATAAGTAATACTTTTTTCAATTATAACCCCTCCATTATCCTGTTTTTACTGCATATAAATCTACTTATATGCAATTAACTATAGCCTATTATATTTATTCTAACATATGGAAGATAACATTAAAAGACAATCAGTCCTCGATCGTCATAAACAGAATTACCAGTTTCTCCACCACGGCGAATCGCTCGGTCAAGAGCCATGATTGTGGCAACAGCACCGTCAATCTTCTCTGTGGATTTTTCTTTATCCGCTTTGATGTTACCAGCAGGATCTGTTCGAATGAAAATATTGTCCATCATCCATCGAAGAACTGGGTGACCACCGTGAGCGATTTTCTGCTCTAGTGTGAGCTTCATCAGTTCCTTAGTTGGAGGAGACATATCTTTGAAACCCTGACCAAAAGGAACAACTGTGAAGCCTATATTCTCTAAGTTCTGTGTCATCTGAACTGCGCCCCATCGGTCAAAGGCAATCTCGCGGATATTATATTTCATCCCAAGCTCCTCAATGAATGTCTCAATGAATCCGTAGTGAACCACATTGCCTTCGGTAGTTAGAAGGAATCTTTGTTTTTCCCACACATCATAATTGACGTGATCCCGTCTAACCCTAAGGTCAATGCTGTCTTCTGGTATCCAGAAGTATGGAAGAACCACATACTTGTCATCTTCATCCTGCGGAGGGAAGACAAGTACAAAGGCTGTAATATCTGTGGATGAAGAAAGATCCAGCCCACCATAGCAAACGCGACCTTTAAGTGTTTCTGGATTAACCGGAAAAGCACAGGCATCCCATTTATCCATAGGCATCCATCGAATAGCCTGCTTAACCCATTGATTGAGTCGTAGTTG